GCTTGCTCAGCAGCACCTTCAAAGGTATCAAATTCTTTTACCATATTAAGAATCGTATCGACTTCCATGCCTGTAATCTTAGCGACGACCGCAAGGTCTTTGAAAGCTTTAACCCCTTGGTCTCCAAACTTGGCCATTGAAGAGCCAGCCTTCGCAAAGTCAGCAGCCATCTTTTCAGGAGCTACGCCAATTTGTGTCGCTAAAGCTCGTAGTTCTAGTTGCGTATCGGCTGCTTGAGTGGCCGACTGTCCAAATATCTTAGTGGCATTTTGAATACCCTGCGCAAAATCCCCAGTGCTCACTCCTAATTCGGCTAGGACGGCGCCCGTTTTAGCTACCTCTTCTTGTTGCTCTCCAGTGATCATCGTAAAGTCTGTGAATGTAGACCTTAGCGCAGTCATCGTCGCCGACATTTCTTCAAGCTCTACACCATATAAACGAGTGGCTTCATAAGCATCAGTAATTACAGCCGCCTGTTCTGCTGTAGCGCCCGTCATCCTTCTAAATGCATTCTCTGTATCATACGCTGCGACCGCCAAGCCCACCATGTTGTTAATAACAGCCGACGTGATACCTGTAGCCAGGGCGGCACCAAAGGCTCCTACACTGGCGGTTCCTCCTTGGAGACTTTTTGTTACATCTTGAATCGCTCCCATGGCATTTATGTCCGAAAAAACCGCAAAGGCGCTTCCTAGGGATTTTCCTAGACCCTTGGCGGCACTGGCGGCCTCGCCAATACTTGCTTGATAATCTTTGGCAAAATTATTGGCGGTTTCCCATAATGAAGCTTGTTGCTCTAATTCTTTGACCTGTTTCTCGAGGGCCAGAAGCTGGGCCTCGCTAGTGATGAGTCCCTCTCTCATGTCTTTGACGATCTTAGTTCTTAAAATACTTGCGGCATTGGCCTGGTATTCTGCAGATTTCTCCCAGTAATCCAAATCTAAAGCGTGTTGGCCGCCAATTTCTCTGTATGTTTGCAGAAGTTGACCGGTCATCTCTTGGGAGCGCTCCAGATGGCTTGCTTCTGCTATGCGGCTTGCTTCTGTTCTGGCGGCAGTAGCTTGCGCCTCTTCGCCTCCTCCGACTTGAGCACCCAAGCGCACTTCGAGGCTTTCTATTTGTTGTACTAGAGCGTTAATGGCCGCGGCCAGTGCGGCATTTCCATTATTCGGTGGCATAATAAATTACCTCTTTTATAGGTCTAAACGTAAATAGTTTCCCACAAAAAAAGACAGAGCTATGAACTCTGTCTGTTTGCACCTGGGAAGTTAGGGGAAGGGCCCGGTTGGTTGTGGGCGCTGAGCGTCTGACTTTTTCCTCCTCCCTGGGAGGCTTTCTCTATGGCTTCCTTTTCTGCCTCTAGTTGCTTGAGGAGCCTTTCAACAAACCACTTCCTCAGCCCTACGGGGAGGTTATAAGCTTCTGAAAATGACCAACCGCCTGAATACTTTAGAAAGAAGAACTGCTCATATATGTTCTCCATGTACTCATCGGTCAGGCCAAAAAAAGTCCGCATTAAGCGGCACCTCCATGTCCTGAGCAAAATCACACTCAGCACATGCGAAATGCTGACTCAAGTCAATGTTTGGCGCCACTAATTTATAGGCGAGTCTGAGGTGGCGAGAATCTGTGGAGGGGATGTTTTGAACTAAATAATTTATTGCTTCTGCTGATGAATCGCCGTTAACCGCTGTCACAATATTAACAATTTGACGTGTGACATTTTTTTCATGCGTTTTTTGTTTGCGATCTGCTTCTACGCCACTTACAAGTTTCTTTTCGTCTAAACCGGTAAGAAGCCGGAAAGTAACTGAAACTTGCGTTTTAGGCAAAGTAATGTTAAAAGTTCCATCATTGTTGTCGGCTATGTCTATCTCACCTCCTTCTATGCCGTGATGGGTGGTTGCTTTGAGAAGGTCAAAAGAATATTCTTGTGCCGTCATGCAACTGGGACATGTCACTCGTGTATTATATTCGTTTCCATATCCAGATACTCGGGTAGCAACAATAATAGCGTTCCTGTCACCAATTAAAAGTGAATTGGGGTCTATGCGCTTATTTACAATAATGTTTTCTACCACTCTATCAAGAGCTACTCCTTTTTTAAGGAGAGTTCTCGATGTAAGTAAATCCTCTTCTTTCGCCGTCATTTGGCGGATTTCAATGCTATCCTCTCCATGAAGGATATGTCCTTCCGGGTAGAATCGACCTTGTGAAGGAAGCTCTACGAATTCGGTTGGAACAACAAAGGAAAAAGAAGCTGCTCCCTCATTTTGCATCACCTGTGGTGGGGGACTGCTATCGTGTTGTTGAACGCCTCCGGAGCGTTCTCTATTTCGTGACAATATACACCTCGTTTATTTTTTGTCTATGCCTCAAAGAAGGTCGTGGCGGGTTGTGAGGGACTTTCTAATCTAGATCCTTCACTGGTTACTGACAGGGAGGCCCAATCATAAGCTAGCGTGACTGTCATTTCAGTTAGAGCGTCATCTCCATAAGCTAGATCACCATACGCCACTTTTGTAATAAATGCGTTGTTAAGCGTCCACTTTTCCAAATCAGCGCCAGCAGAATCTACTTGCGTAATAGTAACAGTTCCGAGGGCGCCCGCACTTTTTCCCTTAGAAAGCGTACTCATCTGCGTCGTTGTTCCGTCAGTGGGGATAGAATATCCGGATTGGACCAATATATCTGATAGGGTTGCGGCCATGTCAGGATCCACCGGATCCACCAGTGTGAGACTAATATCATCCCACGTAACTTTACCAGGATACTTAAACGTATAATTTAAATATTCGTGAGTCGCAGTTTCCGTTGAAAAACTGGGCTTGTTTACTTGCTTGGCCCACCACAACAGCGCGCCGGGGTTGGGGGTTTCCGCCAGACCTTGAAATTCTACATAAAACCTAAATTTCCTCTTAGGGTCGGCAATGGTTGGGTTAGCGGGGGTGCTCCAAAATGACATGTTATAATACTCCTATATTTCTATCTATTTTTAAATAGTGTAGTGGAGGAAATTTTTCCCCCTCTTTAATCTTCGAAAGACGCTCCTGTTGACATAATAACAAAGTCAATGGCAATGTACTCAATGGCTCGAGCAGGCTTGACCATTATCTTTGCGTACATAATATTTTGATCAATGAGATCGGGGGTAGTCGTAGTCTCGTCAAGAATAAGACGATAATCTGTAATACCAAAACGCGTTTTAACATTGGCCAACAAGGGCTGCACGAGTCCAATAAATCTGTTCCACGTTGCTTGCACATTTTGTTCAAAAAGAATTCTAGTAGAAAGAACTGAAATTTGCTTCTTCAGGAAGATAACAAGCCTTCTAACATTGATTCTATCGAGAGCCGATTGGCGTTCTTGAAGTGTTTTCTGGCCGAAGACAACTATCCCGTTAGAGGGGAAAGATGCAATGGGGTTAATGTTATTTTCATAAAGAGTATCTCGTTCTTTAGAAGTGAGACGTTGCGTAATACCTGTGATGGGAATTCCTGCGGCGCCGTCTGTCAAGCCGCCGCGGTTGAATCCTGCCGGAGCAAACCACACGGCTGATCTAGCTTCAGAACTAGCCAAAACACCCATCATTGCAACAGTCGGAGGAATCCAGAGCATGCGGCCAGTGTTGTCGTCGCGAGTCTGTACCCATGGATAGAAAGTACACCCATAGCTCGAATCAATACGGCGGTCGCGCAGTGCGTTTGCTGCCGTAGTCGGCGTAGTGCCAATTCTATCAACCTTGCTGGCTTTATACACCTCGTGAGCCGGGATATACACGTTTGCCAAGTCAATCAACGCGAGTGAATCAGCGCGATCCTCGCATACATTTATCATGTGTTGCGTAAGACCATTGTTTGTAAGACCAGGCACAGCCAACAAGTTCATATTAACAAATTCGGGGTCAGCCACCGTGTCAATAGCGCGCTTATACGTATAATAGCGATAACTACTTTCGTTTGTAGAGCCCATATCAGTGTTATAGAGAGGGTCTGGCTTCATAATATCAAAGCCGTCAAAGCCGCCAAAGATAGGACACGTAAACTTATTAATTCCAGAGTTTAACAGGTCGCTATAAGCACCAGAAGTATAAGAATTTTCCCTTGCGCGAGATCCAGATGAATAGTACCATCCATTGGCAGAAGATCCACTTAAAACAATATCATCCAAAGAGAAGACATAAGCCCAGTCATCAACACCCGCAACAGTATTAGGATCGGTCGCGTTGGAGCCACCGCCGGCATTGTACCCACTATAGAGTAGTCTAT